GCAGATAAACATAATCTTAATATGTTTGATATTAGATATCAATTAAGATTGAATGACATATACGATTTAACAAACACAAGTATTCTATACTACGAACAAGTACAACAACATATCAGTATGTTAGACCAAATGTTAGTCGGTCAAGTACCTATAAGATATAACACACATATGAATAGACTATATCTTGATATGGACGCAGACCAAGTAAACGCTGGTGAGTATATTATTATTGAATGTTACAGAAAACTTGACCCAACAGATTTCACAGACATATTTAATGACATGTGGTTAAAAAGATATGCAACCGCACTAGTCAAGTATCAATGGGGACAAAATCTTTCTAAGTTTGGTGGTATTGCACTGCCAGGCGGGGTAACTCTAGAACCTGATAACATTAAATCAGAAGCATTAGAAGAGAAAACAAGATTAGAAGAAGAATCAAGATTGAATTATGAAATGCCTGTGCTAGATATGATGGGGTAATAAATGCCAACTAACGTATTCTTTAACCATGCTGTACAAAGTGAACAACACCTTTATGAGGACTTAGTTGTTGAATCTTTGCGAATGTATGGACAAGAAACATACTACTTACCAAGAAAGATAGTCGAAGAAGATACTATTCTTGGTGAAGATGTACAGTCCACTTTTGGGGATTCGTATTCAGTAGAAATGTATATTGAAAACACCGAAGGATTTGAAGGTGAAGGCGACCTTATGTCCAAGTTTGGTGTGGAGATACGTGACCAAGCAACCTTTGTTATATCAGTAAGAAGTTGGGAAAGATTTATTTCTTTAGATTCAAACCTTGCAAGTTCATTTAGACCTAACGAGGGAGATTTAGTTTACCTTCCATTAAGTGGTGGTTTATTTGAAATCAAATTTGTAGAACATGAAATGCCTTTCTATCAGGTGGGTAAACTATTTGTATTTAAACTGCAATGTGAATTGTTTGAATACTCAGGTGAAGATTTTGAAACTGGTACTGATGCAGACTTTGTAGAAAGAGACCAAGCATACAGAGTAGACGTTAGAATGAATGGAAGTGGTGCATATGTTAAAGAGGAAAATATCACACTTGGTGGAACAGTTATTGGAGAGGTTGCAAGTTATAGTGAATCTGTAACACCGAACCAGTTAGAAATTATACATGTAACCGCAACGCTTCAAGTTGGGGATACACTTGTTGGTGCGACATCAGGAAGTTCAAGAACTATTGCAAGTATATCAGACTTAATGACAATGTCTAATGACGGATTAGCACAGAACGTAGAATTTGAAGGTAAGGCAGATAACTACTTAGACTTCTCAGAAACAAACCCATTTGGTGAGGTTACATAATGTTTGGAACATGGTTCTATAATGAAACAATTAAAAGAGCGGTTTCCATATTTGGAACACTCTTTAATAACATTGACGTTAAAGATGTCAAGACGGACGGAACCGTTTTAAATATCCGTAAGGTTCCCATTAGTTATGGGCCGAGAGCAAAGTTTCTTGCAAGATTAAACAACGAACCAAACACCAATGACGGTAGTAGAACTGCTATATCTTTACCTAGGATAGCATTTGAACTTGCAGGATTTGAATACGATACTGCAAGACAGAACAACAAACTAATTAGAAATACTAAAACTACACAGGAAACTGATAAGGTTAATAGAAAGTTTCAGTATGCACCTGCACCATATAATTTGTCATTCAACCTTTCCGTTATGGCTAAGTCAATGAATGACGCATTACAAATAGTGGAACAGATACTTCCATACTTCCAACCCGATTATACAGTAACTATGAAGATGATAGACGAAATGGTTGATTATAGAGACGTTCCTATCATTTTAGAATCAGTAGACTTTGAAGATAACTATGAAGGTGGATTCGATGAAAGACGTGTTATTACTTATAACCTTGCATTTAAGATGCAACTATACTTCTTCGGCCCAGTTTATCAAGGTAAGATTATTAAGAACGTTATTGAAAGAGATTACATAGGTGACGGTAACGCAGCTTTCTCAACTTCTGAAATAACAAGTGCTGGACTAGTTAAAGAAGTTAAACACTATGAACCTGCTTTTGTGAATAGAACTAATACTGCTGTAAGTAATTCAACAACAGTTGCATTTGGAACAGCACTGGACGCTGATATAAGTGTAGGGGACGAAGTATTCGGAACAAATTTAACAACAAACCCAACGATTTCTTCAATCGCAAATGATAAGTTAAGTATGGTGGTAAGTAATGCTATTACTATAGACGCTAATTCAGTATTGAAGTTTGTTGGTTCAGTAGATGCAAACGATACATTTGTGGTTGCAGAAAATGTCACGTTCTATGACGATGGAACTAATAAAACATACGCAGACAATTTAACAGATGATGCATAAGGTAGATTATGAAAAATGGAAAAACAGTAGACTCGAAGCTAAACGACTTGCTCGATATTAACACTTCTCTAAAGAAAGAAACCAAAGCGGTTCCTATGATTAAACCTGAGAGAACTCAGAACATAGAGACTGACTATAAGTATGCAAGAGAACACCTCTATGACCTCATAGAACGTGGTCAGGACGCAATAGACGGTATCCTAGACCTATCTAAGGAGACAGAACACCCTCGTGCATATGAAGTCGCAGGGCAGTTAATTAAGACTGTAAGCGAGACTGCAGAGAAACTAATAGACCTTCAACAGAAAATGAAGACATTAGAAAAAGATGATAATGTTGCTAAGACACAACACAATCATCTTTATGTTGGGTCAACTAGTGAATTGCAAAAATACTTGAAGAAAAATAAACATGGTACAAGCGAAGAATGAAGGTTATCTAGGCAACACGCAAATTAAACGTGTTGGTGTAGAGACCCAATATACAGAAGAGGAACTGGCAGAATACTTAAAGTGTTCTCAAGACCCTTGTCATTTTATTGAACAGTATACACAGATTATATCTCTAGACGAAGGTATGGTTCCATTTAAACTACGTGGATACCAAGACAAACTAATTCAACATTATGATAGTAATAGATTCAGTGTGGTTCTTGCAAGTAGGCAGAGTGGTAAATCAATTACTTCTTGTGCATACTTATTGTGGTTCTTGTTATTTCACCCCGAAGTAACTGTTGCTGTACTTGCAAACAAAGGTGCGATTGCAAGAGAAATGATAGCACGTATCGTAACCATGTTAGAGTCTGTTCCATTTTTCCTTCAGCCAGGCGTCAAGATTTTAAACAAGGGTAATATCGAATTTGGTAATGATAGTAAGGTTGTAGCAGCTGCAACGTCTTCTAGTTCGATTCGTGGACTTTCAATTAACATGTTGTATCTTGATGAGTTTGCATTCGTAGATGACGCAGAGACATTCTATACTGCAACATATCCAGTTATCACATCAGGTAAAGATTCAAAGGTTATTATTACTTCCACCGCAAATGGTGTGGGTAATATGTTTCATAAAATATACGAGAGTGCAATACATGGACAATCAGAATATAAAGACTTCACAATCAACTGGTATGACGTGCCAGGCAGAGACGAAGCATGGAAAGAACAAACAATCGCAAACACCTCAGAAGCACAGTTTGAACAAGAGTACGGAAACTCGTTTTTGGGAACTGGTAACACTCTCATTAACTCGAATACTTTACTTGGGTTAAGAGCAATAGACCCTGATTGGACAAAAGAAGATTTTAGTATGTATGTTCAACCTATCAAAGGGCATACATATGTTATGACATGTGATGTTGCGAAAGGAAGAGGTATAGACTACTCAACCTTTTCAATTTTTGACGTGTCTACGAAACCATTTAAACAGGTGGCGACATATCGTAACTCACTGATATCACCTTTACTATTTCCTGATTTAATGGCAAAGTATGGTAGAGCATACAATGACGCAACAGTTATTATAGAGAATAATAATGAAGGTAGTATGGTTGCTTCGCAATTACATTATGACCTAGAATATCCTAATGTTTTCGTACAGGGACAACTGAAAGCAGAAGATATTGGTATTACAATGTCACGTAAAATCAAAAGAATAGGTTGTTCTACACTAAAGGAACTATTAGAGGAAGATAGATTGTCTTTAGTTGATAGATTCACTATCACTGAGCTCATGACTTTTGTAAATAAAGGGAGAAGTTTTGAAGCCGATAGAGGTTATCACGATGATATGGTTATGACATGTGTATTATTCTCGTGGTTTGTGACAACTGATTATTTCTATCATTTAACAAATTATCAAGTCAAAGAACTGTTATACTCTGAGCAACAGAAACTTATTGAAGAAGATATGTTGCCAGCAGGTATTTTTGGGGGGATTGAAGCGGAACAAGAGAGTTTCGTGGATAAAGATGGGGATAGATGGTTTACAGACCCCTTAGAGAATATAAAGTTATAAATAAAACAGTAAACAACTTTTGACATTAACAGGAGAAAAAGTATGGCATTTCAAGTATCACCAGGCGTACAGGTCAAAGAAATTGACCTTACAAATGTTGTACCTGCTGTTTCCAGTACAACTGGAGCGATAGCGGGTCATTTCCAATGGGGCCCTGTTGATGAAGTAGTAACAATTTCAGACCAAAAAGGGTTAGTAGAGAATTTTCATGAACCTGCTAACACAGACGGTGGAGCCGAAGACTACTATTCAGCTGAAGGATTTTTAAGATATGGTTCTTCACTTAGAGTAGTTCGTATTCCAACAACAGGATTGTTTAGTGCTAATTCAGCTGGTCATGGGACAACA